CATTGAATCAACCATATTTTATGGTATCAAAGGTATTCCACATATGATTATTCTTGATGAAAACAATAACATCCTTCAAAGAATTAGCGGTACATTTACTCAACAACAATTAGAAGAGGCATTACAACAATGAAGAAATTACTAGCCCTTATTTTACTTGTTCCTTGTTTAGCTTTCGCTCAAAACAAAACAGGTGTTACATATGATGTTGTGTTGACACGCGTCATTGATGGAGATACTGTTGCTTTTCAAGCAAATTGGCTTCCCGATCCATTGAAGAAAGAGTTGTCTATTCGTGTGTATGGTGTTGATACACCAGAGAAGTCTTTTCGTGCAAAATGTGAATCAGAAGCTAAACGTGGAGAAGCAGCAACACAATTCACCAAGGACCTTATCAATAAAAGTACAAAACGTCAAATTATCCTTATGGATTGGGACAAATACGGCGGTCGTGTACTTGGTGATATCGTTTTAGATGGTAGGAGTCTTCGTCAGCAACTGATTGCAAATGGTTTTGCAAGAGAGTATTTTGGTGAAGCAAAGATAAGCTGGTGTTAAATGATTGGTCCTATTGATTCATGGCAGAAGTTTGACGTATTTGATCCGGATCTTATCGAAAGACTCCAGCAATACTATGACTCTATAGGTGTTTATAGAACACCGGTTATGAAGAAAGCAGATCCAGGCAAGGCTCTTCAATGGGTCGAGCCTATTCTGCGGAAATATTATCCAATCAAAAAGTTTCTTGGTGGGAATTTCTATAAGCATGAAGTTCCATACCACCCACACGTTGATCATTTACCTGAATGGCCTCTTGCTGTTAATTTTGTTATTCCCATTTATGTTGAAGGTACTGGTGTTGATATGATTGTATTTGATCAACGATGGCATATGAAACCTATAACATGGTCTATGGTTCAAAAAGTGAACGAATTTTTTCGTAATGGATTCTCTGTTACCATGCCTGAGCAGGGTATACCTGGGACACAGGAGATCGAAGGACACACAGGAAAAGATATTGACCGCGCATTTTGGGAGCGACACCTTGATCATGCACACGCTTATTACTATGGTTTATCGGGTAAAGCGTTCCCTTATGTGCCGGGAAGTCTTATAATGTTTGAGACAAAGCATATACATTGTACAGGTAAATTCAAAGGCCTCAAGCTAGGTCTAACATTAAGATATTCAGTCGAGGAAGTATGAACGCTACTAAAAGAAAATTAAAACTAACAGATGAAAGAAGTTCATTCAAACCATTTAACTACCCTTGGGCATATGATGCATGGTTGAAACATGAACAGAGTCACTGGCTACACACCGAAGTTCCAATGATTGAGGATGTGAAAGATTGGAAGAACAAACTAACAGTATCCGAAAAGAAGTTCTTAACAAATATCTTCCGGTTCTTTACGCAGGGAGATGTGGACGTTGCGGGCGGATACGTCAAGAACTACTTACCGTACTTTCCGCAGCCGGAGGTGCGAATGATGTTGAGTGGTTTTGCTGCAAGGGAAGCACTTCATGTAGCTGCTTACAGTCACTTGATCGAGACCTTAGGAATGCCGGAGTCAACGTACAACGAGTTCCTAGAGTACGAAGAGATGAGAGCGAAGCACGACTACTTCTTATCGATTGCAGGCCAGGATCAGCAGACAATTGCACAGCAGATTGCGGCATTCAGCGCGTTTACAGAGGGAATGCAGCTTTTTTCGAGCTTCATCATGCTCCTAAACTTTCCACGTCATGGGAAGATGAAAGGGATGGGTCAAATTGTGACATGGAGTATTGTAGATGAAACAATGCATGCAGAGTCTATGATAAAGTTGTTCCGTACATTCATCGAAGAAAACAGGGACATTTGGAATGATGAGCTTAAAGGACAAATCTATACAATTGCTGGAAAAATGGTTGAGCTCGAAGATCGGTTTATCGATTTATCATTTAGTATGGGTAGTATGGATAATCTGGACGCTGACGACGTTAAACGTTATATCCGCTATATTACTGATCGTCGCCTTATCAGTCTTGGTCTCAAAGGTATTATGAAGGTAAAGAAGAACCCTTTGCCTTGGGTCGAAGAAATGATTAATGCTCCAACACATACAAACTTTTTTGAAAACCGTGCTACCGACTATGCGAAGGGCGCGGTAACTGGTTCGTGGGATGAGGTTTGGGCCAAAGCGGCCTAATTTTAATTTAATTTGTGAGGAAATGATGAGAAATTTTATTGGTGTATTTTTAATGCTTTTATCTGGTTATGTTAGTGCTCAAAACATTATTACAGGAGCAGGAGCAACGTTCCCATATCCAATCTATGCAAAATGGGCGGAAGCGTACAAGAAAGAATCTGGTGTCGGATTGAACTATCAAAGTATTGGTAGTTCGGGCGGTATCCGACAAATTAACTCGGGTACGGTTACGTTTGGTGCCTCAGACGCTCCTGTAAAAGGGGATGAGTTAGAAAAAAGAGGACAGGTGCAGTTCCCTGCAATTATTGGAGGGACTGTACCAATTGTAAACTTAGATGGGTTTGCACCTGGTGAACTACGGATTACAGGTCCTGTTCTTGCACGGGTTTTTATGGGTACGATCACTCGTTGGAACGACCCTCAACTCCGTGAGTTAAATCCTGGAAAAAATCTTCCTAACTCTGCTATTACAGTAGTTCACCGAGCAGATGGATCTGGTACAACATTCAACTTCACTGATTATTTGACAGTTGTTAGTAAGGAGTGGGAAGAAAAAGTTGGAAGAGGTGCAGCAGTAAAGTGGCCAGCTGCTAGTTCAGTCGGCGGTAAAGGCAATGAAGGTGTAGCTGCTAATGTTGGTAGAATTAAAGGATCAATCGGTTATGTTGAATATGCTTATGTTAAAAAGAATAACATGACATATCTCAAATTACAAAATAAAGATGGAGCATTTGTCGATCCAGATGATACATCATTTGCTGCTGCAGCAGAGGGGGCGGACTGGTTTAGCATACCGGGAATGGGTCTCAGTATTGTTGAACAGCCTGGTAAGATTACTTGGCCTATCAGTACTGCTAGCTTCATTATCATGTACAAAGAGCCAAAGGATAAAAAAGCAAGTGATGATGTGTTGAAGTTTTTTGACTGGGCGTTTAAAAATGGTGCCAAAATGAGTGAAGAACTAGACTATGTGCACTTGCCTGTATCTCTTCAAAACGAAATTAGGAAACGTGTTTGGTCTCAAATTAAGTGAAGGATGCGACATGGCTAAGGGATACTTAAATTTTCGTGATGGAACAGAACTTGATCTTGATTATGCCTTCCCAAGCCATCTCAAGAAAGTAGCCATGTCAATGTCAGGAGGGGTGGAGTCAGCAGCACTCTACCTTCTCCTCGAACGTTTCTATGGTAAAGAAAACGTGTATGTGTTTACAGCTCATGTACCACGACGTTATTGGGAAGCCGTGAAAGCACTTGAGCTCTGTGATTATCTTGGCGTTACACAAAGAAAGGTTATATCAGATACTCCTGCGTTTAATGATATGAGTCCTCCTGAGAACAAACGCATGAGGCTACTTGCTAAGCAGCAATGTAATTTTGATGGATGGTTCAATGGGGCCAATAAACTCATGTTCGCTCCGACAAAAATACTATCACAAACACAAAAAAATTTTGTTAGATCAGAAAACGTTTACCTGCCTTTTATTGACCTCTTAAAACAAAACACGATCGAAATCTTTTACCTTCTTAGTCGACAAGATGTCTTGTTTAACACTCACTCCTGTACGATAAACCATTTCAATAACAATCATTGTGGTACGTGTTACTGTTGTCATGAACGAGTGAGAGGGTTTGCTGTTTTGGGCGAGCGAGACAAAGCTACATATAACGTCGAGTGGAATAACATGCTTCAAGAGTGTTTCTACAGCGACAAACATATAGTTAAAAACTGGTAGGAGTAGCTTATGCTTGACGACGAACAAGATGGACCAATTATCTGTTACAACTGTGACGCTGAATTTATCGTCCACACCCCATACAAAACAGAGGAATCAGTATGCTTTTGTCCATACTGTGGTAGTGAGGTCGAAGGAGACGATGAAGAAATGGATGACGATCTTTTTGACGAACTTGATCCGAGATGACTTGGCTCCTTAACGGAGCCGTTTTTGAAGAACCTTCTGAAAATGATTATGGATTTGTATACAAAATAACAAACAATATTGATAGTAAAGTTTACATTGGTAAAAAGTTATTTTGGTTTAAGAAGACAAAGACATTAAAAGGCAAGAAAAAAAGATATTTGGCTCCTTCTGATTGGAAAACATATTTCGGTAGTTCTAAAGCAGTTCAAGAAGACGTTAAACGTCTTGGTGAAGATATGTTTACTCGTGAAATAATCCGTCTATGTAAGAATAAAGGTGAATGTTCATATTATGAAGCCAAATTTCAATTCGAACATAATGTTCTATACGAACCACAAAGGTATTACAACGACTGGATTATATGTCGTGTGCATAGAAAACACATATTATGAATAATTATGTTGATGTTGTAATATTTGAGGCTGCGTGGTCCTACATCACACAGACTACTACCGATGTTCACCTTAATGAAAAGCACGGTGGCATTTCATTTAATGGTGACCGTACATCATATCCATCTCGTTTCCTTGGACCCTCCAAAATAGCACAACGAATTCGCGAAGGTGGATATACTTGCCAAGTCATATCTTTTGTTCACTTCCTCAATCAAGATCAACTTGTAAGTATTATTAACAAGTTCGTTGGGCCTAGAACTATTATTGGTATTAGTTCAACTTTTGCCAATGGTAGAGGATGTAAAGCCATTGCTCATTTTATGCGCAATATCATTGGCCCAAAGATCACTAACACAAACAAAACAATTATCGGTGGACCTTCGGCTCACATTTGGTCAAAGATTATTGAAAAAAACGGCTATCAGTTTGACCACGTTATAGTAAGTTTTGCTGAGAACAAAATCCTTCAAATCATTAATAACATTAAGAATTCGGGTCTCTTTAGAAAGATCACTGCACCTTGGGACATTCAAACCTGCCAGCATAGGTGGCATTCTTCATCTATTATTCAACGTAATGAGTCACTTCCGCTAGAGTGTGCAAGAGGATGTATCTTTGAGTGTAAGTTCTGTCGTTTTACTATGCTAGGTAAAAAGAAAGGCACATATGTACGGGACATCAATTTAATAAAAGACGAAATGTTGTATAACTATGATCATTTTGGTACAACAAACTATATGTTGACTGATGATACCTTCAATGACACACCAGAGAAGGTTGAGGCCTGGGCGGATATGGTAAGTAGCCTACCTTTCAAAATCCAGTATGTGACATACTTGCGCGTGGACTTGATACATCGCTTTCCACATACAGCCAAACTCCTGCAAGACTCGGGTCTGCTAGCCACGCATTTTGGTATAGAGTCCCTAACGCCGAAAGCGTCAACCCTCATCGGCAAAGCATGGTCAGGTAAACATGCACGTGAGTATGTTCCTGAGCTTACTAAAAATGTATGGGGTGACAAAATAAATGTGTTCATATCTTTGATAGCAGGACTACCTCATGAAACACCAGACGATTGGCAAAGAGCAGGAGAATGGGCTGTTGAAAACAATCTTAGTGCCTATTATGCGACGTTAGGCATAGAAAAGTTCAGAAATAACTACAAAGGTATCTGGAATGAAGATGAACGTGAAGGTATAAGCTACTTCGATATTCATGCTGAAGAGTATGGATATCAATTCGTTACACATAAAGGTCGATCAATGTGGATCCTTGATGGAATGACCGAACACGATGTAGCAAGACGTGTTGCGCCGTTGAATGATTACTTCGACAAGCATTGTCGGGTCACTGCTTGGGGCACAATGGAGATGTTATCACTAGGTATTAATCAAAATTATATATTAAACAACCCTCGTAATGTTGTATATGGCAATACAACCTTCAATACTCTCCGTGATGATTTCGTAACAAATTACTTCCACGGACTGATGGAATTATAATGGCTGTTGATTTTTTAATACTAGCTGCCGACTCCTCGATGGGTGGGGATTACCACGCTTCTTATAAAAAAGTTAAAGAAGACGTGAGAGCTATCAATGCTCATTTGTACGAACTTCACATCCACTTGGGAATGCGTGTCCTGGGCCCTTCAAAGATTGCGTGGATAGCACGCAAACATGGGTACACATCACAAGTGCTGTCAAAGCTCCAAATGCTCACCGCTCAGGAAATTTTGTCTCTCTGTGAAGGGTTCGTTAATGAGAAAACAATCATTGGTATCTCAACTAGCTTACTGGGGTATCCACATGGTGACTTCTCGACGCAATCATTTCACGACAGTAATTTACAGGATGAGAGTGCAATACATAAACTTATTCATACCATTGATCACTTTAGAGAAAAGTACAAAACAAAGATTATAGTTGGTGGATCACAAGCTGTTGCATTCCAAGATATTTTTGAAGCTGATTATATGCTTCAGGGCGAAGCGGAGAATACGTTACCACAGTTGCTTGATAAGATAAAAAGAAGTGGTATCCAAAAACAACCATACGACTGGCAGATAACAACTTGTGATTTTAAATGGCACGACACTGATTGTATTGTTCCTAGAGAGCCAGTTCCATTAGAGACCTCAAGAGGATGCATCTTCAGATGTCGGTTCTGTCAATTTGCAAACATTGGTAAGAAGATAGGTACATTCGAACGACCTCTTGAAAATATTAAAGAAGAGATATGTAATAATTATGAAAAGTATCAAACTACCCACTACTGGTTAGCTGACGATACTTTTAATGATAATGACGAACGCGTTAATCAATTTTGCGAGATGTTAGAGTCACTTCCCTTCAGAATTAATCTGATGGGTTACATTCGTCTTGATCTTGCTCATAGGTATCAAAAAACCACACAACGTCTTCTGAATGCTGGACTTGTTGGGTGCTCATTTGGAATCGAATCCTTTCACCCCCAAGCAGCTAATGCTGTTGGTAAAGCGTTTAGTGCAAAGTATGCCAAGGAATTTCTCGATCACTTCTACTTTGATATGGCCAAAGAGAACGTGATGATTAATTGTTGCAACATTATTGGGTTACCTGGTGAAGGGATTAAAGACCTAGAAAAAACGTTAGATTGGTATTCAAAACGAAGACATATACACATGAATTGGTCTGCTTTAACTCTATATGACCCCACTCGTTCAAAAAAAGAACAAGAGAAGAGTATTTTTGAGAAAGAGGCATCTAAGTATGGATATGTGTTTTTTGAAGACAAGCCGATAAACTATTGGGAAAGCCCAACAATGAATTGGGATATGGCTGTGACTATACGTAATCGTATAACTCGTAAAATGAAAAATCACAATATTGAAGCCGGTGAGCCTTGGCTAAACATGCATTATTTGAGTATACTAGGCATTACGCCGAAAGAAGCAAGAGCCAGATATCAGAACTGGGAGAAATTGTATTTGCAAGAGACAAGAAAGATCATTGACCATAACAGTCAATACTTTAACTTTATTAAATGGAAGTACACATGAAAGCATTGAAGAAACAACAGATCAAAGAAAACATTACTCTTCAGAATCGATTTAATAATGAACTCATTACTGGTGATGTTCTTTCAGAGGATGAAATTGAAGGTAAGAAGTTCTTCGTTGTAAGGACAGGACAACCTTCACGGGTTCTTAAACTTGCTAAGGATGCATATACCTTAAAAAAATAATTTTGTTGGTATGTTGACTTTTGTTTTTTTATTCTTTAATATGTCGTGGCTTGCTTAACAAGCGTTTCTTAACCAAAGGAGAACTTTATATGATGACTCAAAAGCAAAAACTTCGTCGTGCTTTTAACAATGGTGCTGTTTTGACCACGAAGCAAATTCGTAACCTTTATCGTATTGCTTCCCCTACGAAAGTTATTAGCCAACTTCGCCTTGAAGATGGTTTTCCTGTGCATTCTGTTCAAACGGTTACCAGCCGTGGTGAAACGGTAGTTAAGTACCGTACTGGCCGTCCTGGTCCTCGTGTTGTTGCAGCAGGTTATCGCGCTATTAGTTTGGGCCTTGCCTAAATGTTAGTTTAGTGTAAACTAAGGGCCTTAGGGCCCTTTTTTTGTTTGGAGATTATTATGACCGAAATCAAACCTGAAATGATCAACGAAAATTACTACACTCTCTCTGGTGAGAAAGAACGTCGTAGGTTCCGTGAGTGGCTAACTGGGATGATGAAAGTACAGCCTATATACGTTACGTTCATTAAGAGCGATGGGTCGAAACGTGAGATGCGTTGTAGTCTTCGAGAAGAAGATCTTGTTGTTTATGAGAAGAAAACAGATCTTGTTAAAGAAAAGAACGATGACGTTTGCGCTGTGTGGGATCTAGATAAATCAGCGTGGCGCTCGTTTCGTTATGATTCAATTAAGCAAATTCGTGTTGAAGTGGGTGATGAATGACAAATGTTTACAATCGTAAGGTAGGGTTCACATGCTCTACATTTGACCTACTACATGCTGGTCATATTCTTATGCTTGAAGAAGCAAAGAGCGTCTGCGAGTACCTTATTTGCGGACTACAAATTGATCCAAGCATTGATAGAACAGAGAAGAACAAACCTGTTCAAACAATTGTTGAACGATATGTTCAGCTCAAAGCTGTTAAGTATGTTGACGAGATTATTGTTTATGAAACAGAACAAGATCTCGTTGACCTTATTCAAATGCTTCCTATTGATATACGAATCCTTGGTGAAGAATATATCGATAAAAACTTTACTGGCCGTGATTATTGTATTGAACGAGGTATTGAATTCTACTTCAATAAACGGACTCATCGATTTAGTAGTTCAGGACTACGTAAACGCGTAACAGAAGCCAATGTAGCCAAGCAATCTGAAGACAACTATCGCAACGTTTAATTATGAATACAGTAGCTGTAACCGGATCCCATGGCTTTATTGGATCCATTCTTCGTAAAATGCTAACAGAGCAAGGACTTGAGGTCCTTGCCTGTGATATCAACCTCGATCATTCGTTATGGACAAAGTACGCAAAATCGGTGTACCACGGTTCATTTGATGATGATGCATATGTTGATCAGATCGTAAGATCAAACGTGTCTACAATCCTCCACCTAGCAGCAACAAGTACTGTTGGCCCGGACGCTGAAGATCCAATGACATACTATTGGAACAATACTGCTCGGACCATCAATTTCCTCAAAAAGCTGATTGATCGTAAATGGAAAGGACACATTATCTTTGCTAGTACAGCAGCTGTTTATAGACTCAATGGTTTCTTAGAACCTAAGAAAGAAACATACTTTGCTGATCCGGCAAGTAATTATGGTAGGAGCAAACTACAATGCGAGAGAATGCTTGATTACTGTTCTCTCTACGGCATAAATGTTACATCATTTCGTTTCTTTAATGTTGCGGGAGCGTACGATGAGTTTGGCGAAGAACATCAAGACACCCACCTTATTTCACGGATATGTGTTTCTGCGATTAATAATAGTCCCGTTACTGTTTATGGTGATGACTATCCCACTCCTGATGGTACTTGCATTAGGGACTATGTTCATGTATTGGACATCTGTCGTGCGCAATGCTTTGCCGCTCAGAACAAAATCTATGGCACATACAACCTTGGATCAAAGCAAGGAACGTCCGTTTTTGAAATGATTGATATGTTCAATAAACAGACAGGGTGTAGTGTTACATACGAAACGGGTCAACGACGACCTGGTGATGTTCCATATCTGGTGGCAGAGCCAACCAAGTTTACACTGCATGGATTCACGTATAAGTATAACATAGAAGACATTATTAGTTCGTCATGGAAGCATTTTAAAAGGATACATTATGGGATTTGATGTTAATGAAGTTTCAAAGAACTCTAAAGGTGGAACAGAGCTAATGAGGGTTGGACTTGAGAGCCGTCTTGATCCTGCTCTTGTTGAAGACTTTCAAATTATACCTTCTCGAGTGAGAGAGCTAGACGAATCAAAGATTCGTGTCTTATGGCTCCATGATTTGCCCGGTGACCCTGAATGTGATCATCTTAAGAATGGTGGACATGATAAGTTCCATCAACTTGTATGTGTATCTAACTGGCAAATGCAGCAGTTTTCAGCTTACTATAGAATCCCTTTTAGTAAGTTCCTTGTCATTGAAAACGCTATTGAACCTATTGCAGAAAGCGAGATCGTTAAACCAACAGACAAGTTTAAAATCATTTACCACACCACACCTCATCGTGGTCTAGAACTACTTGTTCCAGTGTTTACCAAGCTAGCTGAGAAGTATGACTTCATTGAGCTTGATGTGTATTCCAGCTTCAAGATCTATGGTTGGGAACAACGTGATACACAATACGAACAACTGTTCGAAGTTTGTCGTAATCATAATCAGATCAATTACCATGGTACGGTCTCAAATGATGAGGTCCGTAAGGCTGTTGCACAGGCTCATGTGTTTGCATACCCTTCTATTTGGGCTGAGACATCTTGTTTGAGTCTGATGGAAGCTATGAGTGCTAAATGTATCTGCTTGCATCCCAACTACGCAGCTCTGTTTGAGACTGCAGGTGGAACAACAATGATGTACCAGTGGCATGAGGATGCAAACGCACACGCTCAAATCCTCTACACACACCTTGAAAATATTATTGAGAATCGTAATGATCCTACAATAACAAACGTTACCGGAATACAGAGCAGTTATGCTAATCTACGTTACTCGTGGCCGCGGATCGTTTCCATGTGGACCGATCTGCTTAACAGTCTCAAGAGAGCTTTCCCCGATGTAGAAAGCAGAAAGCTGTCGAGCGGCGAAGTATTTCACTATAGAGTAGGTTGACATTAGAACGCGTATAGGTTAACATAACATATCATTAACTCTTTAACCTACAATTATGATTCTCCTTGACTTATCACAAGTAATGATTTCGAACATTATGATGCAGGTTGGACAGCACACTGATGCTATTCAACCTGATCTTGTTCGACATATGGTAATCAATACCATTCGTTCTCTTAAAGTAAAGTTTTCAGACTATAGTGAGCTTGTTATTGCTTGCGATGATAAGAAGTACTGGCGTCGTGATTACTTTGCTCCATATAAAGGCAATCGAAAAGCTGATCGAGAGAAGTCTAACATTGACTGGGCAGTACTATTTGACACTCTCAATCAAGTTAAAAACGAGCTGAAAGACAATTTCCCATACAGAGTTATACAAGTCGAGGGTGCCGAGGCAGATGATGTCATTGGTACTTTGGTGATGAAATTCGGTTCAGAACTAAATAATGAGGATAAGATCCTTATCTTGAGTGGTGATAAGGATTTTGTACAGCTGCAGCAGTGGGGTAATGTTACACAGTACGATCCTATTCGTAAGAAAGATATCACTTCTAACAATCCGGAAAAGTTTATTCATCATTTGATTCTTTCGGGTGACAGAGGGGATGGGATTCCGAATGTACTATCGCCTGACAACTGCATTATAGAAGGAATGCGACAGAAGCCTCTTCGCGAGACGAAGATTGAAGAGTTGTTGAATACTGAATGGGAAGATCTACCTAATGAAATTAGACGTAATTGGGACCGTAATCGAATGTTGATTGATCTTACTTTTATTCCAGAACGGATAAAAGACTCTATCCTTGCAGAGTATGAAGCGCAAGCCAACAAACCTCGTGATAAGATGTTTAACTATTTTATCCAGCATAAAATGAAACTCCTAATGGAGTCAATTGGTGATTTTTAATGCGACTAGCTATATCACAAATTCTTAAAGCCTGTTCCGAATATCCAGTCAATCAGAGAGCACAATACCTTGCTCAGCACGACACATTAGCGCTTCGTGTTGTGCTACAGTATGCTCTTGATCCACGTGTAAAGTTTATTCTTCCACACGGTGTGCCACCCTTTAAACCAACAGAGCATCTTGATCAAGAAGGTAATCTTTATAGAGACTTTCGTAAGTTAAGTAATTTCATTGAGGGTGGTGGGTATCCTGACATGCATCACATCAAACGCGAGACGTTGTTCATTCAATTCCTTGAAGGACTGTTTCCCGAAGATGCAAAACTGATTTGTAGTGTCAAAGACAAAAAGCTCCCATACAAAGGGATCACAGTTAAGATTGTTAATCAAGCCTTTCCAGGACTAATCAAAGAAAAGGAGTAAGAGTAAAAGTGTCCAAAAAGCAAAAGAAACCTGGTCCTTCGTTGTATGAAGGTGAAGAGAACACTCGACATCAGTTCAGAGTCAAAAAGAAGATACAAAATCAAAAGATGTTAAAGAATTTGGATAGAGCTCTTAGAGCTAAAGATTATAATAAATTAGCAACCATTGACGACTTTTAAGGAGCAATCATGTTTAGTTTTTTAAAGAATCTTTTTAAACCAAAAGATACAGACAAACCTCATCCACTTGATGGTCCTGTACGCGCAGCAAACGAGAAAGCTGCTTTACCGAAGCCAGTTGAAGTACAGTTACCTGCTGAAAATACAATCACGGTTACTGAGCCTGCAAAAGCAACTGTAACCGTGAGTATTCCTGAAGCTAAAGTAGAAGCTGTTGCACCTCAACCAGCACCTCTTAAGCCAGCAGAGAAGTGGCCATTTCCAACGAGCGCCCCCGTTGAACCACCAGCCGTTCCTGTTGTTGAGTTCAAAGAAAAGAAACCTCGTAAGCCTCGTGCACCCAAGCAGTTGCATCCTATTCAGCAGGAAGCATCGAGAACTGTTATTCGTAAATCAAAAAAGAAGTAATGCCAACATATACTTTTTTCAACGAAAAGACCAACGAAACGTTTGATAAGTTTATGTCAATCTCTGCAAAGGAGCAATTCCTTGCAGAGAATGTCGATATCAAGCAGGTCATCCAAGCTCCCTCATTAAACTACTCTGGTACTACGAGTAAACCGGATGCAGGGTTCCGTGATGTATTAAAAGAGATAAGGAGTAAGCACGATCAGCGCATTACGCGCAGTACTATAAACACGTTCTGACAAGGAGAATTACAATTGAACGTTAAACTTGCATATGCCAACGATAGTCAGTTCGTTCCTCATAAAAAGGAACGTAAGAGAAGAATCCCACAGACAAAAGATATGTTATCAATAAAACACATTGAACCAATGACGTGGGCACAGACAGATATGATGGAGGCTTATGCAAGGGGCGCTAATGTAGTAGCAACAGGTTCAGCAGGGACAGGTAAAAGCTATATTGCGTCTTATCTTGCATTGAACAGTCTTCTGCAGCGGCAAGTATGTAAGATTGTTGTTGTACGTAGTGCTGTACCGACGAGAGATATGGGACATCTGCCTGGATCTCTACAAGAGAAGTCTGAAATATACACTATTCCATATAAACAGATATTCAATGATCTTTGTGAGAATGGTACAGCATGGGACATTCTTGTTAAAAAGAATATGGTTGAGTTTATTACAACGTCATATGTGCGAGGTATTACACTCGATAATTGTGTAATTATAATTGATGAGTTTCAATCAATGACTTCTCATGAGTTGTATAGTGTTCTTACACGTACAGGCAAGGATTCAAGGATTATAGTATGTGGTGATACCAAGCAAACAGACTTAGATGGTCGTAGAGAAAAGAGTTCTTTTGAGTGGTTTATGGGTGTTGTGCAGAAAATGCCTAGCTGGTTCCATCAAACCAATTTCCTCAAAGAGGACATTGTGAGATCTGATTTTGTTAAAGCCTTGATTATGGCAGTCGAGGAGTGAGGTATGTCAAGTGGTTCAATCATTTGCTGAACTGAAGAACAGAACATTTACTCAATTGGCCCGGACAAAGTTCTTTGATCTTTCCGAGCCAATTGTTTTACCTGACCTTAGCACAGAGTATGTGAATGGTAGACGTTTCTATGTAACGCCTAATAACAACAAATACCCTTCTGTAACAACTGTTCTTTCCACTATGAACAAAGACATTATCGAACAGTGGCGACTACGCGTTGGTATTGAAGAAGCGCAAAAAATAACAACACAGGCATCTGGACGTGGTACTTCTGTACATAGTATTGCAGAAAGATATCTTCTCAACGAGAAGGACTATTCAAGAGGTGAGATGCCTGCCAATCTAGCATCATTTAAGCATATACAGAAGTACCTAGATGATTGGTGTGATAAAGTATACGCTAATGAGATTGCACTATATTCAGATAAATTAAAGACTGCAGGTCGTTGTGATCTTATTGCTCGTATACATGGTATCCGTACTGTATGTGACTTCAAGACAGCAAAGAAAGCTAAGCCGAGAGAATGGATATTAAACTACTTCTATCAATGCACTACATATGCTATAATGTTGTATGAGCGAACAGGGTTGTGGTGTCCTCAGATCTGTATATTAATTGCAACCGATGAAGACGGCCTCCAATTCTTTATTGATCATACAGTTAATTATGTTAAACCTGTAAAGGAATTCTTTAATAACTATCACGCAAACCTCTAGGAGCTATCATGCAGTTTGTATTGATAACAAGTACAGGTGATCGGCTTTACTTTTATATTGAAGAATGTGCAGAAATATACAAATCTATACATGGCGGTGAAGTTTATAACGTTGATGTAAAGACGGGCAAAATTATTTGGAAAGATGTGAACGCCATACTAAAATACGGTTGACTTTTAAAAAATGTATAAATGTGTGATATCAGGTGGATGTGGTTATGCATATGGTTTTGGTCTCAATGATAGATCAAAACGCTATGCTCAGCTTATTGCCGATCATCTAAATGCTGTGTTGATCGACCGATCCATAACTAATGCAGGCAATGAACTCATCGCTTCGTCTTTAGTCGTTGGTATCAACGAAGCACTTAAGACATATAAAAGTAATGAGATCGTTGTTCTTGTCGGTTGGACAACCATTGAGAGATATGAATACTATAACATGGAGTATGGTAGAATAACATCCAGTGTTAAAGACGAATTCAGACTGGTCGGAAATGAAGCTAACTCTCAAATAAGGATCGCTAAGTTTATTAATAGTAATTTGTGGGATCCTTCTTATGGATATTATAAAATGATACACTCATTCAACTACTTGAATAGTGTTTGTGAAACAAAAAAGATTAAGGTAGTACATAGAAGGAATACTGGCCATAATCAAGCGTTCAATAGAGGGTTTCCTAAGGTAAGCGTCCCGCATAGTGAAATTAACAACAAAGACCTCATTGACAAAGCCCTACTTAACGAGTATGCTCATCAATACAAGATCTGTATGGAAAGTGATGTTTTTGAAAAGTTTGCAGAAAAAAAGGATATGATATCAAAGAACAAATACCCTACAGAAGAAGGGCATTATAACTGGGCAAAGCATCTAATCGCTCAACATGGATCGTTAAATATTAACAGGTGATATGTTATGAAAACAAGGTTTAGCAAGAAAGAACACTTACATTGTGGTCAGGAAGCTATGACATTTGATGGCCATAAAGTTATTATTGATCGTGATGATGGTAATGTTGTCTGGGTTCGTCATGTAGAGGAAGGTTGGCCATTCCCACACTGGAACTTCATGACACGTAAACAACTTGCTCCTCTACCACCTGTCCCTCAGGAATATGAGGAAGCTCTTTTCTAAATCATGTCCAACATTATGTACACCAGTCTTCGTGAGCTGTTGAATGGACAGTTCAAACCTGCACCATACAGACGGAAATCTCGTGGTAGAGTTAAGCGTAGAGAAAGATTAACGAGGGGATGGGTTTATGATGCAACTGAAATTAATAGGAATAACATGACTTCTGATGTTTTTATTGGCGCGTCTGATTTATACGATTACATTGCATGTAATATTCAAGCTAATCGTAATGAAGATAAGCAAGCAACAGACCACAACAAGATAACGGTGCTTGCCACGTCTAGTGACTGGCTTGCCTTTATGAAGAATTTTGCTCTCCGTGTGCATAAGTTCAATGAGCGTAGGGGATTCTTAATTGATGATAAGTGTAATTCATATTTGAGTTACGAGATCCATTCAACGACTATTGAATTCAATATACATGGTGAAGGATGGTTTGTTGAGCAGTGGACTAAGGTCTTGCAAAATAGGTATGAGGTTGTTCATAATAGTATTGAATGGATTTACAATAGCGATGGAGCCTCTATTGAGGTTCCACTACGAGGTGATCGTTTCCCCTGTGAAGAGATGTATCCATGGTTGGACGGTGAGTCTCTGACAGATTACTATGATCGTTATGCGTCTAGTGATGCATCTATTCTTTTGTTGATTGGGCCTCCAGGAACAGGTAAAACAACGTTTATTCGTGGACTATTGCAGCATACGAAGCAGAGTGCCGTTGTGACATATGATCCCGGTATCCTCTCTAAGGACTTTGTATTTGCGCAGTTCATTGAGGGTGAGGCAGGTGTATTTGTTATTGAAGATGCTGATACGTTCCTTGGTAGTCGTGATGATGGAAATGATGTCATGCATAAGTTCTTGAATGTTGGTGATGGTCTTGTCACTACGAAGAACAAGAAGATGATCTTCTCAACCAACCTACCATCCATTCATGATATTGATCCTGCATTGCTTCGTCCTGGTCGTTGTTTTGATATTGTTAATTTTAATTTGTTAAATACGGAACAAGCTATCGCTCTTGCAAAGAGGTTGGATGTTGAGTTTGATCGTAATGACAGTGGACAGTATTCGATTGCAGAAGTGTTTAACAAGCAGTCTCAATCAATGAAGAAGCCTCGTAGGGGTGTAGGGTTTTACTGATGAAAAAGTGGAGAGCATATGTTGAGCAGGATGGGGAGGACTTGGTTCTTCCTTTACCTAATGATATGTTAAAAGAGTTAGGTTGGAAGACCGGAGATACGTTAGTCTGGGATATTAATGAAGAGACTGGCGCCATCACTCTGAGTAAGAAGCCAACATGGTTACAACAAAAGTGGAGTTTAATTAAATCATGGATTTCTTGAAACGTAGATCATTTCTTAAAGGATTTGGGTTAGGTGGAGTGATTGTTGGTAGTGCAGCAGGAGGGTTTACTGCAGCAAAAGCTATTAGCAATACAGTATCTCAACCTACTCCGCAGCCTGCTCCTGCCGTAGTGTATCCTCAATTAGAGGACATTTCCCATCTTGCACCGCGAGATACAGGAACAGATCTAACTCTTGCACGTAATAATGATGAACCAGAGCCGCCTCAAGCATCTTATGAATCGTTTTCGATTGTACCTCCTAACATGAAGACCACGCATCAAGTTAGTATGAGTGTTGGTAAGGATAATAGGTTGTGGTTGAAGGTTGATGGGAAGTGGATGAGGGTAATGGTGCAGGAGGATCTCTTGTGACCACTGAGTTTATTTGTACAAGGCCAGATGTCCGTTCCACACAGTCATGTGGTTGTTTCATGTGTAGTGGTAGGTGTGAATCATGTTGTTGTTGCAGGGTTACAAAAGGATTGAGGATCCTCAAGTGTTCTGACACAATGATGTGGTATAGGGGTTTGATAGGAAGGACTGTGTTATATCTTGGAAGTGAGCATGATGACAAGAAGCCAGTTTATTGGACAAGAGAGCCAGGTGGTTGGTTTAAGAACATTATTTTACAGTGTGATGCGGAGGTAATTAATATCGATACAGAGACATATAATAGGTTATTTGATCAAGCGAAGTATCTATCATAGGAGGAAAAATGAGTAATACGATTGTGTTTAACAAGGCAAATGCAATGTGGGTTGCAGTATTGTCGTCTATTTTGATTATGACGATGACTGTCGCTGATTTTGCTGCTGTCAAGTTTCTTGATTTTGGTTTTGTGGTAACGCCGGCTGGTGCATTATTGTTTGCTGTAGTATTTGTTGTGCGAGACATGTTGCACAAGATGGCTGGTAGGGAGTTTGTTACAAAGATTATTCTTTATGGAGTAGTAATTAATCTTGCTGTAGCGGTGTTCATGTATGCTATGACGTTCCTGCCATCTCCATCGTTCAGGCCTAGTGTTAATTTTGATGCAATGTTCAAGATGTCGTTGGGTATTGTTATTGGGTCTGAGATTGCAACGATGATTTCGCAGTATGTGAACACATGGATTTATCAATGGATGTGGGAAAGGGATCATGGTTCGTGGTTGAGGACGTTTGTTTCCAATCTATTGAGTCTGCCGGTGGATGCATTTTTCTTTGTAGTTATTGCATTTGTATTGATGCCTCCGTTGCTTGGTGGTAATGCAATGGATTTTAATGCAGCAATTGCAAGGATTGTATCTGGTAGTACATTATTCAAGCTAGCAATTATTCTAGCGTTGACGCCTCTTGTATCGTTGGCGCCTACGAATGAGGATGCAAAGCACGGATAGAGTGTAGTGTGCAAGCCCTTACAATTAATTGAGGGTTTGCCAATATATTCTAGGAAGGAGTTTATATGAGTCAGAGGCCATTAAAATTTATTAGTAGAGAGAAAGAGTCAGAATTAATTAATAAATTATTGACAATTGTTGATAATAGGGATATTCATCCGCATCACACTGCATTAATTATGGCTTCGCCAGATTATTCTGCTACTGTGGCAATGCATTTATCGCATGCATGGAGTGTAAGGGGTGAAATAATTCCAATTATTCCTGTAGATGTAACGTATCCCGATGAGAAGCCAGATTATTATGAGATGAAGATGGAGCATCAATTAATGTGGTTAAGGGATAGGACTGTGATGCCAAGGAATATTGTGATGGTAGAGGCAGGGATTATCAGGGGTGGTAATTGGGCATGGATGTTAGAAGTATTATATAAGTTTGGGTATACCAGAGATGATATCACTTTGGTTACATTACTGGAGAATGTACATTCAAGGGTTAAGTCTGATTATGTTGGTGAGTATTATGATGATGAGAAAGAGGACTTAGTGTTCTATTATGAGAGGTTCAATAAGCATTGGCCGGTAAGATGAATAATGTAATTCAAGAAGATGTCTGGTACACTAAGCGTATTGATTTAAAGTTTGATGGTAAGAGGTTAGCAAAGGATGCGTTAGAGATATTTGATAGGTGGTCTCTCAAGACTCCGATGGATCTTTTTGAGTTTGCTCAGCTTACTGCCAAGCATAAAAATGCGTCATTAATTGATCAGTATAGGCATAGGAATGTGGTATGTTTAAAGAAGAGGGTTGGTGATTCGCCAGAAGAAGCGTTAATGGATTTATCTGGGTCTGGGTTACCTGTGACAAAGCGTGATGAGAGTCATGGTGAGGACAAGTATATTGAATACAATCCTTTATTTGATGGATATTATATTATGGAGTGTGTAAAGGAGATAGAGAGGTTTGTGAGGGAGAAGTATAATGTTGTTGTGGGTAAGGCAAGGTTATTGAGGTTAGAGAAGAGGACATGCTATCCTTTGCATAAAGATTATAATCAAATGAGGGTGCATGTGCCTATTATTACCAATGAAGGATGTTTCTTTGTAATGAAGGGTAAGGTTGAAGGTATGTCAGAGGTAGGAAGGGCCTATTTGTTTAATAATAATGTGAGACATACTGCTGTGAATGCATCGCAAGACGATAGAATTCATCTTGTTATTAATTGCGAAGGTACGATATGAATAATGTAATTCCATTGGCAGCAGGATATATCAAAGAGACAAGCCTCAACTTCAATGCAGAGAAGCTAGCATATGAAGCAAAAGAACTATATTCTGTATATCAAAGAGACCAGATCAACCTAAGAAAACCTCATAATGTTGATGATATGCTGGGGATTACATATGGGTCGGGTAGCTTATATCAGAAGGGAGAAGTATTCGATAATGATAAGAGCTGGAATGAATACATCTCAATCTTTAAAGACCTATACTTAGTAGAAGTACTAAAAGAGCTAGAAGAACATATGTGGTTCCAGCATAGAAGCTATATTGGTAGAGCAAGACTAATGAGAATGAAACCAAAGACATGCCTGACATATCATAGAGATGATAGCAGTATGAGATTACATATTCCTATCATTACTAATGAAGGATGTTTCTTCATCAATAACGAGATAGTAGGTAAGATGCATAATGCAGGAAGACTTTACCTATATGATGTGAAGTCAAAGCATACAGCAGTCAATGCATCAAGAGAGGATAGAGTTCACCTAGTAGTTAACTGCTATGAGTGATAAACTGTTTACCACTCCGTTACCACGATCTTTGCTAAACCTGTTTACCTAACTTTAGTATATTCTTTTTACTAAACCGTTTACCTATTATTTTACGTAGTGTAGTGCAATCACAAAATAATTAATTTTCTACTAGTTGTGCGGAGTTACGTTACCTAAGCCTAGTAGCATAATAGAGTTTCAACGGAGTTTCCTGCATTGTAGGATGAGATATTTTACATAGTAGGAAATACGTTTAAATACGGGATCCGGTGAGGTATTCCGAATGGTGCTGCGGGTATCAGATCACACACCAGTTCCCCTGCAGAAGTCAACAAAGACCAGCCAATCATTTCCCACATTGTAGGAAATCATTTCCCGTATCGTAGGAAACTCCCGCTCCCCTGCGAGCCCCTGCGAGCCCCTGCGAGCCCCTGCGAGCCCCTGCGAGCCCCTGCGAGCCCCTGCGAGCCCCTGCGAGCCCCTGCGAGCCCCTGCGAGCCCCTGCGAGTGCAGCAGCCCCCTGCAATAGTCTGAGTGCATCTGGTCTCCCTGCTGATGCATTGAACGAATCGGTGATTGTGATACTAATTTGCAGACCAAGTCAACAGAGACCAGGTCAACAGTAAGCTCATTCTGCAGCTCGCTGAAAGACCATACTGTTGACAAGCTCATGCAAAGTATGGGATAATGAGTGGGGGACCGTTTGCGCGGAGTTGGCAGAGGTGCGCTCTCGCCGTCCATCCCCAGAGTGCCTGTTCGAACGCATAGAGACATCATCTATGAAAAAAGAGACCAAGACAACAGACCACATATTCTACATTGTAGGAAATAAAAATGTTGACTTCTGTTTTGGTCTATGAGACAGTGGCCATGTCGTTAAACAAAAGGACTAATGATGAAGGCAATCTACAAAGGGACGGAGTACTACATAATCTCTGTGCTCGGCGAATTGATCGAGATCGCCCCTACCAAACACGGTGCAGGGTCGTTCCTTGCGCATAAAGACTTTATCACCATTGTGGAGTAACCATGAAGCGAAGCGCTATCAAGACTGGCATTTGGGGCGGCTTTGCCGCATGGGTAGGAGTGCAGACATACAGGCTGATCACGGCTGTTGTCTTGTTCATCCAATTGGTGTTCGGACTCTCTCTTGGTCTTGCATCGCTCTGGATTGCCGTACACTACAATCTAATACCCAACTGAGTTGACCTGATATTTGGTCTGTGCTATACTGACTTCACTGTTCAAATGGAGTTCCAAATGAAAGTGTTCGTGTACTTCAACTTGCACAAGAAGTGCTGGTCTGTCAAAGCTCTCGAGGGTCCCCGCAAGGGCCGTGTGGTCCAGCATGCGAAGACTATCGCACTGCATAACGTCACATTCAAGGTGTCCGAGGCTGGACGTCAACGAGTGCTGCGGGAGAAGAAGAAGAATGTGCATGCAGGAGCTGTTGGCACGCTGGATGTGTACTCATATGAGCCCTGGTTGGGATTGCAGGGTTCTGTTCACGATCTCACCAAGGTATCGTACAATCCCTATAAGGCAGGACACTTCGTTAACAAAGAGACGAATGAGCCTGTCCACACCGCGCAGTATGCGTATCTCGTTGACAAATCCGTAATGGTGAAATAAATGTTCGATTCCACTCGCTTCGCAAGCTACAACGACTACAACGACTATCTCACCCGCAAGCTCGCTCATTACAATGAGTGGCTGGGCGATCCCAAGCGGACGTTCAAGAATGGTCCCTACCCAGGGTTCCCGGAGGACCTCGAGCACGCAGCTCGCATCCAGTCCTTCAAGAAGGCAGCTGCTCAGGAGTTCGAGAAGAAGGCGAACCCTCCCATTGAGCGCAAGAAGAAGTCAAAGAAGGCAAAGAAGACAGCCGATGGTGGCCCTACCAAGCAAGAGCGTGCTGTTGACATTTTCAAGCGTTTGAGTGGGGAGAAGGCTGCGACCATTCAAGCAATCCAGGATGAGCTTGGTATGTCGCTCGCTGGTGCCACCACATACTTCTACAATGCAAAGAAGTTGGTCTGAGTTGACCTAAGGTCTGGTCTGTTGTAATATGGCCAGACCTTAACAAGGAGATAGAGATGTCAGTTCAAATCAAATCTGTTATTCGTCCTACTCAACTCGTTCGCAATGTAATGTACAAACATGGAAACGCTCTTGTGTTCACTAATAAGTATCCCACCTGTAGGACTGTCAAGTGTTATTTTGATCCCAAAGTAGGTGCAGAGGAACTCAAATCAGACATCACAACAGTTCTACAAACAGCAGGTGTACAAGAGTTCAAAATCAAAACTCTAAAGTACACGGATCCATTTCTCTTGGGTCGTATGTGTCACACTTTTCATTCTCTCATTGTAAGAATCCCTTTCTCGGAACAAGCTCAATAAACAAATAGTTGACCTAAGGTCTGGTCTATAGTAATATGGCCAGACCTTATCAAGGAGATAGAGATGTACGTTCAAGTCTACATTCCTACTGTGATTCTCGAGATGGTTGAAGAGGCCTTTGAAGGGCTCTTTGGCCGCAGGCCAACCACAAAGGAGCTGCGGGACTTCTTCGCAGCAGACGTAGCAACACTGTACGATCAAGGCATTCACGAAGCTCCTACAAACGAGCTCGAGGACTCCCTGCACCACTTCTTCTATCACCAATTCAACACTCCTCCGGAGGCTGCATAATGAGCTGGGCACGCAAGATGGCTGACAAGCGGAAGATCAATCGTGTATTGGTCCGCTGCAAGAATGTCCGACACAATGACAAGCGTACTAAGGTCATGGAGCGTGAGCTCCGCAAAGAAGAGCGAGGTGTAGCATGAGCCGTGCGAAAGAACTCCTGGAAGACATCAAAGAAGACATCCGTGATGGGTTCCTCTCTGACAAAGCCATCGCACGGAAGTATGATGTGCCTATTGAGTGGGTGTACATTGCGTGGGACCAGCTCTGTCAAGAAGAACATAATCGTGAGTTGACCTGATACCTGGTCTATAGTATGATGGCCTCACGTTAAACAAAGGAGTTAGTGATGAGCCAAGCACAGTTCTTCTACGAAGTCGATCGGGAGCAAGCAGAGATAGAAGATGTCAACGCCGAGCTGCATATCCTTGCAGACGAAGTGCAGCAGGAAGTAATCGAAGAGCAGTTCCGTCGGTTCCTGCAGGAAGTATTCGGAGCTCTCTACGAGGAGATCGATCTGGGTTGTGAGTTCGACCTCATCCAGGATATGGAAGCTGGTTGGGATCTTCATAAGGCCTGAGTTGACCAAAGGGCTGGTCTCAAGTAGGCTGGCCCTACTTTAACAGACGGAGAACGAAATGGACAAAGATTTATTCCGCAAAGATCCCAGAGACTTTGCATTGGGTCTTGTAAACAACGGGCTTATCTCTGCAGAGAGTTTGCTCACTGCGGCACTGGTGTACATGAGCACTGATGAGGTGCGTGATATGCTGGACAGCAACGAACTCAGCCCACGCTTCTCAGAAGATGATGAAGTTGAAGTTTAACAGGAGATGGTAATGAAAGCTGGAACGTACTACATTGGTGACCTCTGCTATGTGTTCAACATGGACGACTGGAATGATGTGTGCAACATCACGATGGATGGACGCGAGGGTGAGTTTGAGCTGCCAGATGGTCGCAAGTTCGCACTCTACAACACTGCATATGGTGACGGAGAGTACAACGACCAGTTTGGCAACAAATACCCTGTCGACTCTGGCACCATCGGATGTGTGTTGTGGAAAGACACTTCTCGCTATGAGTACATCCTTACTGATGTGGGTGCTGTTGTTGACATGAAAGAGGATTTCGATACCTGCTCGGATGGGAACGGTCTCATCAAAATTGGCAGTACGACCATCGATACTGCTGAGGAATGGCTCGATCAGTACGATGAAGAGAATGAAGAATGGAGTTGACCTGAAATCTGGTCTGTGCTATAGTGGCCTCACGTTAATCAATTAAAGGAGTTTCAAATGAACCAAGTCTTCTCAATGCTCACCCAGTCCCTCATCGATGGCAAAGATGCTGCTGCTGCAGCGGTTGCTCCTGCAAAGAAGAAAGCTGTCCGGGCTAAGCCTGCAGCGAAGAAGGATCTTGCAGAGCAGGTGGTCGAAGTAGTAAAGCTAAAGGCTCGTCCAGGTACGAAGGCTGATCTCGCCCTGGAGATCGTGCAGAAGGCTGCTAGCCGCAAAGAAGCGATCGCTGAGATCATGGATGTGTGTGGTATGACGGTGCAGGGAGCAACGACGTACTACTACAATGCAAAGAAGAAGCTGGCCTAAGTTGACAACAAGGCTGGCCTGTTGTAGGCTGGCCTTTCATTCATCATAAGGAGTATACCATGTTCGCAATGCCTAACACTCGTCAAGTTCGTCAAATTATTCGTGATGCAGCCCGTGATGTCGGTGTCACGTTTGAGCGTCATTCGTGGACAGACAAAGTGGATGTTGAGAATCCGAAGCTGCGTCAGGTCTGCTTGAGTCCTCTCTATCTGGGACCTGAGCCTCACAGCAAGTATGACGAGCTGATCAACATCATCCGCAATCGTCTTGCTCAACACAACCTCCTCATCATTCAAGGGTTGTCTGATCATCTCTATGTTCGGTTCTATGGCGAGATCGCCCCTCGCAAAAAGAAGGCCTGACCTGAGTTGACCGTGAGGCTGGTCTATGGTATACTGGCCTCACGTTAAACAAAGGAGTTAGTGATGTACATCAACCTTCAGCCGAGCAAGACCTACAAGACCCGCGAGAACGCCATCAAGGCAGCGATGACGCAGGTCTGCAGCAAGCGTGACGATCTCCGGTTCATCATCAGCATCACGGAAGACGGTCGCTTCTTCCCAGTGTTCCTCGGTGTCAATGCTCTGCCGGTGATCCACATCGGATTCTGCGTAGCAGCCTAAGAGTTGACGAGGCCAGTGTTCTGAGGGATACTGGCCTCACTGTTAAACAAGGAGCTAATAATGAGTGCAAACGAGATCAAAGTCTACGGCATGTCGGTCGAGCGCATCCAGGAAGAGTATGTCAACAGCATCACGGCTCAGTGCTGCGGCCTGGAGATGGTCGTAGCTGGCATCCTGAGCGATGTGCAAGAGGTTGTGTCGTTTGACCATGTCAGGCCCGAGCAAATCCGTCAGCAGCTGAACATCGCTAAGTACCTCCTTACGCTGCTGGCTCGGCAGCGTCGTGAGCAGGTAGCATGAAGTACTCAGAGATGTCCTTCGTCGCCTTCCTGCAGGCGGCGGAGGATTACGCAGAAGCAGAGGGAGCGCTGGCGGAGTTCACGACTGCGTACCAGTACTACAGGGTGTACTGCAGTGTAAAGGACAGCACACTGCTTGCCCTCAATGATGTGTTCGGCAGAGAATGTCCTCTCATTCATTAAGGAGTTCAACATGAGTACTCGTTCATTCATCGGCATGGCTAAGAGCAATGGCGAACTGATCGGCAACTACTGTCACTATGATGGCTATCCCGAGCACGTCGGTGTGGCGCTTGTTACGTACTACAGCACCGCTGAGCATGCCATCGCTCTGATCGGTGGTCCGCGGATCCGCTGCATTGGGCCCGACGGCGAAGTCGAGCGCTTCAAGGACAGCGATATTGGCACGGAGACATTTGAGAGTGTGAATGAGGTACTCAACAGCGGCTACGATTACTGCTACCTCTTCTCTAAGGAGGAGCAGCGCTGGACGTGTTTCGGTCGGGATTATGGCCCCTACGCATCCATCATCGTCTCCAAAGAGATCCCGGGTTGACCTGTTACCTGGTCTAGGGGATACTCTCCCTACTGTCAAATAAAGGAGCTGATCATGCAACAACAGAGCTGGGTGAAAGATGGCGAGCGTATCCGTGGGAACTATCATGGGAATGTTGTGGAGGGTGTTGTGCATGACAGCCGAGTAAAGTACGGCGGCATGGTACAGTACAGAGTCATGCTTGACAACACTGTTCGCCTGCCATGGCGCTCTGAGCCAGTCAGCGTAGTCTTGCTGGACGAGAGCGAAGTGCTCCCCAGCGAAGTCTGAGTGCTCGCAGGGGCCCCTGCGGCCCCCTGCAGAGTCGTACTGCTCCCCTGCATACCGCCGGGGGCCCGCCTTTTTTAACGCGCAGGTACCCGTACCCGGGTTCCAGTACTTGGCCGTGTGTTCTCAAAGGGGCCCCCGCCTTGTTTTATCCGAATCTGAAAAAAGTCGTCTCAAAAAATTTTTTTGGCAAAAAATCGCGAAAAGGAGCGTCTACAAATGATCTGGGCTATCCGAATTACATTCTTCTTATTGGCGCCTCTTATCCTCTATTGGCAGTATAGAGACGTGCAGAATCTTTTTGCGAGTGTAGAGGCACTCTATGAGAATCAGATTGTTATCGTACAGGGACAGTTAGCGATTACATCAGATATCAAGGAGTTGCGAGCAGAAGTATTGCAGCAACCAGTGCCGTCAGTGCCATCGGCGCCTGCACCTAGTATTAAGCCTCCTTTGCAAGTGATCCGTACAGATTATCAATTGAAGCATGACCCGCTTGACATCTTCTGTATGGCAAAGAACATATATCATGAAGCTGCACATGAGCCTGAGATCGGTCGCTATGCAGTTGCGCAGGTAACACTTAACCGCAAAATGAATCCTAAGTATCCAAAGAAGATTTGTGATGTGATCCTGGATCCATATCAGTTTAGTTGGGCAAACGATAAGAAGATTCGCTGGACTAATCCTAAAGGTCCTGCATGGGAGGAATCCAAGCGTATTGCATATAATGTAGTAGTAGAGGGGTATAGAGTGAAAGGACTAGAGCATGGCCTCTTCTATCATGCAGATTATGTCAGTCCTAAATGGCGCGATAACAATGCTCATATCACTCAGATCGGTAGACATATCTTCTATAGCCGGGCACTTTAATGAGACCAAACATACTTTGGTATTGTACAGACCAACAGCGATGGGATACGATCAGTGCTCTAGGTCAAAAACATATCACCACCCCTATGCTGGACGAACTGTGTAGGGGTGGTGTTGCATTTGAAAGAGCATATACAGTAAGCCCAACATGCACTCCTTCACGCGCTAGCTTCTTGACTGGACGCTATCCAGCC